TGAAAAGCTAATAATGATTGGAAATTTTTATTTTCTTTAGCAAAACAATTACATAAAACTGTAGCTGAGTTATGTCAGACTCTTACTATTGAAGAGATGATAGGTTGGGCTGCTTTTGCAGAACTTGAAAGTGAAGAACATGAAAAACAAAAAGAACAAGCACAACGATCTAGTGCTTTACGAGGTAAAAAGAGGTAATATAGAAAAAATGTTTTAATTTTTATAGCAAGTGGCTAATTATACTATTGATATTGGTGTTGTTATAAAGGGAAATGAAAAACTAACTAAATTTAATAGTACTCTTAAAAAGACTACTTTACAGGTAGAGCAATTAAATAAATTTTTAAAAGTATTTCAAAAAGGCGGTGATGGATTAGTTAGAAGTTTTGATAGTCTTAATAGTGTTCTTGCAACTGCAAAGGCAAATTTCAATGCTGTAGCTTCTGGAACAGGTTTACAAGAAAAGGCTGCAAGACAATTAATATTGGCAGAAAAAGAATTGAATAGAGAATATCAACAACGTGATGCCCTTTTGCAAAAATTAAGAGGTACAGGTCCATTACCTCTTCCTGGTACTGGTATTGGTAGAGATCCTATTGAAAGTTCAAGAAGAAGAAAACAAAGAAGATTAAGTCAAACATTGAGAGGACAATCTGTTCCTTTAACTTCTCCTATATTTCCAGGATATTCACAACCTATAGGACCACAACCAATGCAAGGTCCAATGGCAATGCAAGGCCCATTGCAAATGATGACAGTAGATAATAACCCAAGAATTTTAAGAAATATTGCTGCGAGTCAAGCAGGAAGGCAAGGAAGTAATTTTGGTTTTGGTTCTGCTGGAGATCCTATTGCTAAATCTATTAGACGTAATAAAGAAAAACAATTTAGAGATCTTTTAAGAGAAAAGAAAGCTAATAAAGATATACGAGATATAAAAGCTAGACAACTTAGATTAGAACGAGCACAAAATAGAGCATTAAAAGAACGTGTTGTAACAACTAGAACACTTGCGAAAACAAGTCAATCTACTGGTGGAGGTATGAGAGGTGGAGGTTTATTTAGAGGTGGAGCTAGAGGTGCTTTAAGTAACGCAATGATTGGTGGAGGTTTTCCTCTGTTATTTGGTCAAGGTGCTTTAGGTGCTGCTGGTGGTGGTATCGGTGGTGCTTTGGGTGGAGCAATAGGTGGTGGATTTGGTTTTTCATTATCAATTATTGGTACTGCTATAGCTCAAAGAATACAAGAAGCTATTGATTTTAGAAAAGAAATTGAAAAAGTAAATATAGCTATTGAAAAAACTGGAGGTACTTCAAAGATTTCTGCTTATGATATTACTTCTTTATCAAAATCTTTAAAAATTACTAAAGATGAAGCGTTACAGGCTGCTAATGCTTTTGCTGCTTTTGGTGCTCAATCTGCGTTAGCACTTGCAGAAACATTCAGAGACAGATCAACATTTGATTTGTATGCAAACTTAAATAGAGATGCAAAAACTTTTATAGGAACAGTTGATACTTTATTTAAAAAAAATGAATTAGGAATTGGTCAAGCACAAAAAGCATTAGGAATTTTAAATCAAAGAGGTTTAAAAGAAGCTTCAATATTTGTTGAATCTTTGAAATTTCAAGAAAAAATTAAAAAAGAAATATCTGAACAAGTTCCTTTACAAGAGGACATTAATGCTGCTCAAGCTACTTATGAATCTTTTTTTGACAAGATGAGTGGTCGCCCTTTACAAAGTTTCATGTTGCTAAATAAAGAAAGACAAAAAGAAATTCAATTATTAATAACAGCAAAAGGACAGATGGAAGCACGAATTGGTACTGAAGAAGAAAGATTTCAAAAAAGAATGTCTAATGTTCGTGCAGAAATTGAAGCACAAAGAGAGTTAACAAAAACAATAGAAAGACAATTAATTATTCAACAACCTAAAGACGAATTAGAAAGATTATTAGATCCATTAATTCAAGTTGATGCCTTGGGTAAAAGTATTGGAGCAAGTTTTTCTGAATCATTTAAAGGTATTGTTCGTGGTTCAATGACAGCACAAGATGCTTTAAGAAATTTATTTATGCGAACAGCAGATCATTTCTTGGATATGGCTGCACAAATGTTAGCTGCACAAATAAGATCAGGTATTTTTGGTTTATTTAGTAGTATGTTTGGTGGTTTCGGAGGTCCTGCACCATTTAAACCTGCTGCTGGTACTTTTGGAACAAATATTCCAAGCGGTTCAGCTTTGCCAGCAGGTTCATTTGGTATATCTAGTATTACAAGAGCAGCAGGAGGGCCAGTAAAAGGAGGAAACAGTTATATCGTAGGAGAACGTGGGCCAGAAATGTTTACACCTGGAGTCTCTGGTATGGTTACACCAAATCATGCTCTTGGTGGTTCAACAAATATCGTAGTAAACGTAGATGCTTCTGGTTCTTCTGTTGAAGGTGATGAACAACAAGGTCGAGAACTTGGCCGTGCTATAGCTACGGCAGTACAATCAGAAATAATAAATCAAAAACGTGCAGGAGGTTTACTTGCATAATGGCTACTTTTCCTTCAATAAAACCAACATACGGAGTTCAAAAAAGATCCGTACCAAAAACTAGAACAATAAGATTTGCTGATGGTTATGAACATAGATTATTATTTGGCTTAACAGAACATCAAAATCCTAAAATTTTTAATCTAACTTTTGAAGTATCAGAAACAGATGCAGACACTATAGAAACATTCCTTGATGCCCGTGCAAACGATAGTGCAAGTTTTGATTTTACTCCTCCAGGTGAATCAACTTCGTCTAAATTTGTATGTGAATCATGGAACAAATCAATACCTTACGTTAATAGAGCAAGAATACAAGCAACATTTAGGGAGGTGTTTGAGCCATGAGTACAGATAGTATTGTTAGTGAACTGCAAAATCTTAGCCCAAGTGCGATTATAGAGTTATTTGAATTGCAGTTAAAAAATAATTTGCATGGTTCTGATGATGTTTATTATTTTCATAGTGGATCAAGTTTAAATCTGAATGGCAAAATAAGATGGAATGGTAAGGACTATTTAAGGTTTCCTATTGAAGCTACTGGCTTTGAATATACTGGTGGAAAGTTGCCAAGACCACAATTAATTATAAGTAATGCTACAAATCTTGTAAGTGCATTATTAATTCAAGTCAATCAAGTTACACCAGGTAATGATTTGATTGGGGCTATTTTTACAAGAAAAAGAACACTTGCAAGATTTTTACCCAATGACAATTTTGTTGGTGATAATCCATCAGGTGCAGTTGATGAAACCGCAGAATTTCCTAGAGAAATATACACTGTTGCAAGAAAATCATCAGAAAACAGAGAAGTAGTACAGTTTGATTTAGCTGCACCTCTTGATCTTGAAAATATAAGAGCACCAAAACGTATTTGTACTAGAAAAAACTTTCCCTCTATAGGAACATTTGTGCAATGAATTGGAAAGAATCTGCACTTATTCACGCAAAAGAACAAGATCCTAAAGAATCATGTGGTCTTTTGTTAAACATAAGAGGTAAAGAAAGGTATTATCCTTGTAAAAACTTAGCTGAAACCAGTTATCAATCTTTTATTTTAGATCCAACAGATTATGTAAAAGCTACTAAAAAAGGTGAAATTATTGGTGTGGTTCATAGTCACCCATCAACTCAACCAATAGCAAGTCAAGCAGATATGGTTAGTTGTGAAAAAGAAAATTATAAGTGGTATATAGTTAATCCAAAAACAGAACAGTGGGGTTATTATGAGCCTTGTGGATATAAAGCACCTTTATTGGGCAGAGAGTGGGTTTGGGGCGTTACAGACTGCTGGAGTCTTGTTAGAGATTATTATAATGAAGTGTTAGGTATAAAATTAATTGATTTTGACAGGACAATGACACCCGATGAATTTATAAAAAATCCGTTATTTGTAAGTTGTGCTGAAAAAACTGGATTTAGAAGATTGAATCCAGATGAACCCTTAATGGAAAATGATGTTTTGTGCATGAATATGGTAGGTAATGGATTGCATCACGTTGCTCTTTTTACAAAAGGAGAGGTTTTACATCATTTAACCGATAGACTATCTTGTAGAGAGCCTTATTCTGCTTGGCTGCAAAAATGTACAGGAGCAAAGTATCGTTATGACAACTAAATTAAAACTTCACGGAGAATTAGGTAAATTTATAGGTAATGATGAATTTTATATACAAGCAAATACTGTTGCTAAATCTATAAGTTTTCTTGTAAATAATTTTCCAAAAGTTGAAGCCTACATGAATGACAAATATTACAAAGTACTAGTTAATGACTTAGAAGTTGATACACAAGAATTACATTATCCAACTGGAACTCAAGAGATACAAATAGTTCCAGTAATAACTGGTGCTTCAAATTTTGGCAAAATATTGTTAGGTGCTGCATTAATTGGTGTAAGTTTTGGTGCTTTTGGTGCTTTTGGTGGAATAGGCAGCGCAACAGTTATGGGAGGGGCAGCAACAGGATTTGGGGCAACATTAGCTTTTAATGTCGGTGCTTTCCTTGTATTAAACGGTGTAAGTGGGATGTTATTTCCAATACCAGAAGTTGATCCTATTGGTGGTGAAAGTGATCCAAGAGTTTCGTTTAGTTTTAGTGGGCTTCAAAATACTTCGAGGGCTGGAACGCCTGTTCCAATTTGTTATGGTGAAATTTTAACTGGCTCAGTGGTAATTAGTGGTTCTATAACAACTGACGAGGTAGAAGCATGACTGAAAATATTATTAGGGGTTATGGAAGCGGTGGTAGTAAAAAGGCTTCCAAACCAAAAATTGATCCTGATGATTTGAACTCAAGGCAGTTTGCCAGAGTTATGGATTTAATATCAGAAGGTGAAATAGAAGGATTTGCCAGCCCATCAAAAGAAGGATTATCTCAAGATACAGAAGCCTATCTTAATGCTGCTAAAAAGGATATATTTTTAGATAACACTCCCATACTAAAATCAACAGCAGATTCCGCAGACCCAAGTAGGGCAGATTTTAATTATCGAGATATTGATTTTGATTTTAAGGTTGGAACTAGCAACCAGACTATAATGGATGTTGCTAGAGAAGATGTTGGAAGTTCTAACATAATATCTCTTAATAATCTTCCAGTAACCAATTCAAATGGTAAAACCAGTGGAGCCGAAACTGGATCAGTTACAAAACAAATAGTAGATCCTACAGTAGATCGTGTACGAATCACTCTAAATTTTCCAAGATTAGAAAAAATTACTGATGAAGGTGATCAACTCGGAACAAAAGTAAAGTTAAGAATACAAGTTCAATATAATAGTGGAGGTTTTGAAACTGTTAAAGATGACACTATTAACGGAAGAACAAGAGACTTATATCAAAAGGATTACAATATAAAATTAGATAAAAAATTATTTAACAGTCAAGGACATACTGCTGACATAAGAGTATTAAGGTTAACAGAAGATAGTGATGACCAAAATAAAGTTAATGCGTTTTTTTGGAACTCATATAGTGAATTAAAATTAGAATCTAATACCTTTCCTAACAGTGCATATACCGCTTTAAGATTTGATTCAAAACAATTTGGTTCTATCCCTCAAAGAACTTTTAAGATCCGTGGTATTAAAGTGCGAATACCAGCTTTAAGTGGTGCTGCTGCTGGTACACAAGCAACCTATAGTCAAGCTGCAAATATTGTTACAGTAAGCCTATCTAGTCATGGCCTGTCTGTTGGAGATTTTATTGTTTTTACACCATTATCTGGGGGAACACCAGGTGGTCAATATTCAATTTTAAGTTCTAATTTTAGTAGCAATTCATTTGAATTTTTTGTAAACCTAGCTCAAACGGTAACTGATAACGCAACTTGTAGAATACAAGGAACACCGATTGTAGATCCTAAAACTGGTCGTATTATTTATCCAGCAGATTTTGTATTTGATGGAACGATGGGTTTTTCTGTTTGGACAACCTGTCCATCCTTCATACTTCTCGATCTTTTAGTTAATAAACGCTATGGATTTGGAGATCAAATCGCACCAGATCAATCTACAGATGCAAAATTATATGAAAATATAGATTTATTTTCTTATTTTAATGCAAGTAAATTTGCTAATGAATTAGTCAAAATTGGGGAGGATGCTGACGGTAACGACATAAACGAGCCACGCTTCGCTTGTAATACAAGTATTCAAAACAGTGTTGACGCATTTACTTTAATCAATTCTTTAGCTGGAGTTATGAGATGTATGCCAATATGGTCATCAGGTGGAATAACTTTATCTCAAGATAAACCAGTAGATCCTAGCTATTTATTTAATTTATCTAATGTTACTGAAGCTGGTTTTGCTTATTCGGGTAGTGATTTAAAGACTAGAAGCACAGTTATAAATGTTTCTTATTTAAACATGGATATAAGAGACATTGATTATGAAACAGTTGGAGATAATGTAACAGGCTCTAGTCCTGACCAAGATGATATTGTTAGACAAAGTAAGTATGGAGTTGTTGTTAAAAACATAAAAGCATTTGCTTGTACAAGTCGTACACAAGCAAGAAGATTGGGTAAAGCAATGCTTTTAAGTCAAGAACGAGAAACAGAAACAGTTAGTTTTACAACATCATTAGATGCTGGGATTATATGTAGAAATGGTGCTGTGATACAAATTGCTGATCCTGTAAGGGCTGGATTGAGAAGAGGTGGAAGGGTTAAAGCTGTAGGTTCTACTCTTACATCAGGAGCTATAAATCAAATAACTATTGATAATCAGGCATCTGTTGGACTTCAAACAAGCACTCTAGGAACCAATCCAAAATTATCTGTTATTTTGCCTGATGGTTCAACTGAATCACAACCAGTTAATGAGTGGACTGATGGTGTTATAACTATTTCTGGATCTTTTACACAAGCCCCAAATCCACAGACAGTATGGATGTTTGAAAATGAAACTCTTAAACCACAGCTTTTTAGAGTAGTAAATATTGAAGAAGTTGATGGTATTAATTACACAATAACTGCTTTATCATATGTACCTGATAAATATAATGCTATAGAAAAAGATGAAGAACTAGAAGATAGAAAAATAACAGTATTAAGCGATCCACCACAACCACCAGAAGAATCAAGTGTAACGGGAACAGAAAGAATAGTTGTCATAAACGGAAAAGCAATATCTAAATTAATTTTGTCTTGGAAACCTGTTAGAGGTATTTCAGAATATCAAGTCAACTACAAACTTGAAGATAATAATTTCACTAGCGTTAGAACAGACAGCCCTGATTTTGAAATATTTAATAGTTCTGCTGGAACTTATACTGTTGAAGTTTTTAGTTTTGGCCCATTAGGGCTTATTAGTTCTACCCCAGCAAGTGCCACTATTGTTGCTATAGGCAAATCTAAACCACCGGCAGATTTAACAGGGTTATCTATTGAACCTATTAATGATACAGACGTAAGACTTAGATGGGATTTACACCCAGACGCGGATGTAATTCACGGAGGTCAAATATATATAAGGCATCAAAAAGATACAAGTGGTGCGGCAACATTTCAAAACTCAACAAAACTTGTTGAAGCTGTTGCTGGTAACTCAACCCTTGCGGTAGTCCCCGCTATGGAGGGAGAGTACGTTTTAAAGGCTCGCGATGACACGGGTAATTTTAGTACAGGTGAAATAAGTGTAATTTTAGACATACCAGAAGAAATACAACCACTCGATGTTTTAACAAGAAGGGAGGATCTGGATAACCCAATATTTCAAGGAAGTAAAAGCAGTAGTGTTGAAGTAAGTGAAGATTTAGGTTCAATAGACCTTAAATCAACTGGTTTATTTGATGACATTATAGACTTTGACCAGCTTGCGTCTTTAGATGATTTTGGTGCAATTTCAACCGAAGGTTTTTATGACTTTGGTGGAACTGCTGGTGGTACAGTTTTAGATTTAGGTGCTGTTTATAACTTACAGTTACAAAGACATATTTTTTCTGATGCCTTTAATCCTAATAACGTTTTTGACTTTATTGCTAATGTCGATCAAATGAATGATTTTGATGGTGTACAAGCTTTCGATGCAAATGCAGATTTACTTGTAAGAAGTTCATTAAATAGCAGTACTCTTTCACAAAATGGCACTTATACACAGGTTGATGATGTTATCACTGTAGATATAAACAGTCATAATTACAGGGCTGGTAATTTTGTAACTTGTGATTTTACTTCTGGAAATGCTGTTGACGATGAATTACAAATAATATCAATAACAAACGCTGACCAATTTAAAGTAAGAGTAACAAACACAAATAATGTTCTTAGCAGTAATGGTAATGTAACTTGTGGAACTGACTATACACCATTTGCAAGTTTTGCTAATGGAAGATTCAAAGGAAGATCATATAAATTCAGAGCAAAATTAACAAGTGAAAATATTAACCAAGACGTAAAAATAACGGAATTAGGTTACACAGCAAGTTTCCCAAGAAGAACAGAGCAAAGCACAACAAACATTGCTTCTGGTGCTGGTACAAAGGTAATTACTTTTGATCATGAATTTTTTACAGGTACTTCAACATTAGGCGGTGTTAATTCTTCATTACCCTCTATCGGTATTACTGCACAGAATATGGCGAGTGGAGACTTTTTTGAGGTTACAAATATTAGTGGATCAGGTTTTTCTGTAACCTTTAAAAATAGCTCTGGCAATGCTATTGATAGAAATTTTGGATTTACGGCTGTTGGATTTGGCAAAAAAGGGTAGAATGAACCTATTATTACTTTACTAAGATGGCTAGAGTAGATGCAACTGGTGGTTCTGGGTACGTTGTCGATAATGGAACTGGTTTAAATGTCAGAACAAAAATTAATCAAATTACTGCTGCTATAAATTCATTAAATAGTGGTACGGGCGATCCATCTATTAATACAGCTTTCCAGCCACATATAAATACAAGTACAAGTGAACTTAAGATACGAAATTCAGCAAATGACGGATATGTAACTTTAGGAAGAGTTGATCAAACTAATTTTGGCTTATTACCCTTAACAGGCGGCACATTATCTGGGACGTTAACTCATAACTATACAGGTGCTATGCGTTTGCCTGTAGGAACTACAGCCCAAAGACCTGGTAGCCCTGCTGCTGGTGATTTCAGATATAACAGTACTACAAGTAAACCTGAGTTTTACAACGGTTCAAACTTTGTTAGCTCTGGAATGGAAAGTTTTACACAGACGGGAACTGGAGCTAGTACGAGAACATTTCAAAGTAAAAGCGAGGATGTATTTTCTGTTAAAGATTTTGGTGCGACAGGTGATGGAAGTACAAATGATACAACAGCAATACAGGCAACCATTAACGCTGCAAGAGGTTTAGGCAAAGTTGTATTTCCAAGAGGAACTTATAGGGTAAATAGAACTATTGAAATTCCAAGTAATAGTCATATTGTTGGTGAGGGTAAAGCGACTGTTATACAAATGATGAATGATATAGGTCGTGATACGACATTGATGAGAACAGGAAGAAGAGGGGTTACTATTAATGCTACTTATGCTCAATCAGGAACCACTGTTACTGTTACTATCACTGGTAATCATCCAGTACAAGGAGGGGCAAATGGAGAGACTGCGTTTGACAGGACAAATTATTCTGTTTTTGCTCCTTTACCTCAGAGACTTGTAACGGCAGATTTTACAAGTGGTAGTGCTACAGACGGCACTTATGAAATTACTGCTGTAACTGCCCCTACAGGCTCAGGAGATAACCCCACTAATGGAACGTTTACTTTTACTGTTGCGAACTCTGCAACAACAAGTGGAAATGTCACTATAAGTATTGGTGGAAAGATTGAATATGTAACGATTGAAGATATGACTTTAGATTTTAATAGTCAAAGACATTCTGTATCTGGTGGCGAGAGATTAGAAGATACAATTACTGACGCAGCTTTCACGTCAGGTGATGCAACACAAGATAACAACGGTGCTACTTTATGTATTTGTTTTACTGAGTACGCTTTAATTAAGAATGTAAGATGTCTTGATGCTTATAAACATTGTCTTGATATAACCGCACCAAAATATAAAAGAGGTAGTAATGGTGCGACTTATGACACTAACCCATCAAAGTATGTAACTGTTCAAAATTGTTTTTTAAAAGGTGCTGGTGATGATAATTTAACAACTCATCATTCTTCAGACCTTTTAATAACTGGCTGTAGGTCAGAGAGGCCAAATGGTCATTTAGTTCCTAAAAACTCAAATTGTTTTGAAGTTGATGATGGTAGTAGAAACGTAACTTTAACCAATAATACAGCGATAAAAGGTATTAAAGGTATGCAAATAAAAGGTCATAATTATGGCCCTGCTCCATACAATGTAATTGTTAATGGTTTTAGGGCTGTTAATTGCAATATTGGATTTGATTTACGACATAGCGGATTTCACGGAGGCAGTACTGCTGATGGAGCAATAACTGTAGACGAAGAAGATAATACTATTGAATACACAGGTGCAAGCCCTACAGCTAGAAATGTATCAGTTTCTAATTTAACTGTGATTGCACCACTTAGTATTGTTAATAAGGCAGTTGGGGGAAGTGCTATTGCAAGAAGCCCATCTTACTGCATAAGGTGTGTAAGTTATGAAAACGTACAATTCACTAATGTTGTATTAAGTGATGGCTATTTAGATATTGCAGATGACTATGAAGATTATGTTGCTACAGGCTCATCTAGTAGTCAATCAACAGCAGATGGTAGTAGTACCATTAACAGTATTGCTGGTGGTATGAGTCAAGATACGTTATTTAGACTTTTTTACGGAGCTTCAAATATTCTTATACAAAACTTATCTATTAATGGTTTTGCTGATGTAGAAGAGGGATTGAGAACAAGTGGTAGTTTTGCAGACAAATTAAATGTAGAAGGATTTACTTCGACTGCTGGACCAAAATATCCTATAAGATGTTCTGGAGATGACGAAACCTATAGAGTTTTTATAAGTAAATATATGATAAAAAGCACTAGAACTGATGGTGCTGGTATTCGTGTAACAACACCTAATGTTGAAATTGCACAGGGAATTGTTGAAGGTTACGAAATACCAGTTAGAGGAAGTATTGGTGTAAGCAACAATAATGGCATACCAAAGCCTTTCACCCTTTCAAGACCGATGAAATCAAGTAGTGGTGATACTACTGAGCCATATCCTGTTATAAGTTTAGATCAATATGAAAGAAGCCAAGATGTAGGTTTAGGAGAAGGCTTAAAAATTTCTTGGAGGGAAAAGAAATTTGGTGGCACACTAAAAGAAACTTGTTTTATAGGAAGCAGAAAAGAATCCAGTGTTGATACTGAGGATGATTACCAGCTTGTAATTGGTACAGGCACAACATCAGGCAGTATTTCTCATAGGTTTAAATTTACTGCTGCTGGTCACTTCAAACCATCAAGTAGTGGTTCACAAAAGCTTGGCAACTCAGACGCTTTATGGTCACAACTATACGCTTCTACTTCAACTATTAATACTTCTGATGAACGACAGAAACAAGATTTTGAAGATATAAGTGATGCTGAAAAAAGAGTTGCTACAGTTTTAAAAGGAAAATTAAAGAAATTTAAATATAAAGATGCTGTTGCTGAAAAAGGTAATGACGCACGAATACATTTTGGGATAGTTGCACAAGAAATTAAGGCAGCTTTTGAAGCAGAAAGCTTAGACCCAACTACGTATGGAATGTTTTGTTATGACGAAACTTTTGAAACAGATAATGAAGGTAATAAAACAAAAACAGGTGACAGTTTTGGTGTCAGATATAGTGAACTTTTTGCTTTTATCTTAGCTTCAACCTAAAATACAACTAAAAAGGAAACGAAATGCCAGTTCATGATTACGTTATAACTAATGCTACAGGAGCGACAATAAGAGCCGATCTTAATAATGCGTTATCTGCGATAGTAACTAATAACTCAAGTAATAGCGAACCAGCGACAAAATATGCGTATATGTGGTGGGCTGATACTTCTGCTGGATTGCTTAAAATCAGAAACTCAAGTAACGATGGGTGGGTTACACTTTTTCAATTAGATGGTACGTTAACACTTGAAGATGGCTCAAACTCCGCACCAGCTATAGGGTTTCGCGATGACGATAACACTGGAATCTTCTCAAGTGCTGCTGATAATTTAGATATTACTACAGGTGGTACTACCAGGGTTAATGTAAGTTCAGCAGGGATAAATGTTACTGGAACGGTAACTGATGATGGTGCAAGCCATGATGGTGACGTAACTTTTATTGGTGCTAGTGCAAACATTAATTTTGATAAATCTGCTAATGCTTTAGAGTTTGCTGATACTTCGTTAGCAAGGTTTGGTAATTCAAATGATTTAGCAATATGGCACTCGGGTAGTCAAAGTTTTATTCAAGATGCTGGAACTGGAGGATTATTTATTCTTGGAAGCCGAGTTGAAATTGGTAATTCTGGTGGTAGTGAATCTGGTCTTGTCTTTACACAAAATGGATCAGTAGACCTATATCATAATAATGTAAAGGTATTTGAGACAACTTCGGCTGGAGCTACTGTAACTGGAACATTAAGGACAGGAGATGGATCTACTATAAGTTTTTCAGATAATGTAAATTTAGAAGATTCTAGTGGA